GATGCAATGAAGAAGGGTGCGTTAGCTCACTCTGTTCAATTGCGTTGGGGTGCTGCTTGGTCTGTTCCAAATGTAATGGAGTGGGAAGGTACAATGGAAGAGGCGATGAACTCTTATATAGATTTACGCCGCTCCCAAGGTCGCCGTCCCTTTATTGATGGGCCTCATTTTGAATTAATGTAGGTCTTGCTTTTGGTCTGAGCGACCAGTCTGGTGCAAGCTTTTGTTCCTGATCGTAGTTAGTTCGGTTGCCGTTTGTATCTACGCCAACACACTGATCGTGGAATCCATGCAGGTCATGGAATCTTACAAATTCTTGACAGTCTTGCCAGTCAGTGAACGGCAAGAAGGCAATGAAGGCAAAGCTAAGATTGTTCATTTGCCAACTCCTTTAGATTATATCTACTAATGATTTGGCTGACTGCTTGATGCGAAGTGCCAACGACTTGCGCTATGGCGCGGACATTCATATCGGACTTTATGCAGAGTAATATTTTTTCTGCCTTCTTAGAAAGCTCTTGCTTTTTACTTGGCCTACCTCCCTTGTATCCTCCGTCCCTGCCTTTCATCCCCGCGATAGCGTTGCTCCCACCTATGCGAGAGAGCATCCTTGCGTTCTCTACTTTTGCATAGATCATCATCTTTTCTAGTTGTGTCACTTGACTTGCTCTCCTTTGTTTTGTTTAATGGATTTGTGAGGCGGCTCTCTCAGAAACCCAAACTTTTTGTATCGTTTACCTGCCTGTTAAACTTTATATGAACTGCCGCTTCACACTTTATCAGGCCACCTTGCTCTTAAAAATTTTATATTGTAGTGGTGCGCAAACCGTCGAAGCACAGGCTCATCACATCTCAGTATCTTAGCTGCGTCTTTCATTGTGTAATTAGCAGCAAAGCTTTGAGCGAGTTCGATCTTCTCTCGCTGATGTCTAGCTTTTATCTCCTGCCATGTTTCCATGATATCTCCTTAGAAAAAAAAGGACGCTCCGAAGAGCGCCCAAGTCTGTGAGTATTGAGGCAGACTCACTGGGTATAATGATTTATCCTAGAACGGAATGTCATCTTCTGGCAAGGGTTTTGATGGATCAGGAATCTTTCTTTCCTCAGTGCCACCTTGCTTGTCGCTGACGTTGAAGGACATATAAGGCTTGCCGTCTTTCATCCTGCGCCACCCTGCAATGCGTTTCTCAAGTGGAGATTCGACTACCTGTTTTATTGGGCCAGAGTAATCGGGCGCTGCTTCGTTGCCTTTCTTATCATTCTCAAATAGAACGCCAACTTTTTGAAAGACCTCAACAATCTTTCTGCCGTCTCGCGTTTCGTCTGAAACCAAGACAATCTTATTGTCATTGCCGTCAACATTTACCTTGCCCTGCAAGATCATCTTCTGTGTAGGGAAAGGTGTGAAGGCTGCGCCTCGGTTTGTGTCGTCATATTCTGCCATGCTTTTGGCTCCTAGTTAGTAGTTGTGGGGCGGCTCTTAGTGAAGAGTTCTACCGCGCCGCCCCTTGTACGGTCAGTCCAGAGGCAGGAGAACGCCCCTCTTCACAAGATTACCATCCATTGTTGGATGAGCCGCCACTGTCTGCGGCATACTTATTGCCATCCATTTCTCCTAAGAAGACGTCAGCATTACAACCAACGTGTGACAGGGCTTTAGTCAAACCATCAGTGACAGCCATCTTGGGGGCATCTTCTGCCATCCGTCCCTTGACTGAATCAAAGAACTTACGACAGCCAGTGAATGGCCCAAATACATTTGATGGATTGCCATGCCAGACAGAGACATGAGCAAGCACTGCGCTATCTCCGTTACTGACGTTGACGATTTGTGTTTCACTGTGCCAACCCCATCCGTCACCGACAGGGCCAAACTCCTCGGTCATCATTCTGACTTGATATTGTGGGTCAATAGCTGTGAAGCTACGCGCTCCAAAGCTGACCTTCTTAAGGTATCTTGGATCAGACTTTGAAAGCCTATCCCATATTTCCATAGTCATTTCACTTCTCCATTTCGTTTAGTAATTCTTAATGCCCCTCGCTTGTCTCGTCTGACTGTGAGGAAATCACAGTAAACTTCTCTCTCATTTGGGGCGACCATTTCTTTGAGAGACTTCTTTGCGTTCTGGAATACTTTGTCTTGCTCAAGCCCTTGGGTGTATGTGGCTGCTGTGCTGACGAACTCGTTGCTTGTTGAGGCATCTCGTATGACCATGTTGTCCACCTGAATGGAGTTGGTTGAGACATTTGGCGTTGAAAAATCAAACGGCTCTTTGTCGCGTACAACGTGATCCCAGAAATCTGACACCACTGCCCACATAGAATTGAAATACGAGTAGTCATATGAGACAACAGTTGACTCCCATTTATTGTTACCAAAGATTACAGACAGATAAGCATCTGGCGCTCCTACCAACCGACAGTACAATTGTATCTGCGGCATGTAGTATTGGATAACTTTTTCCATAGTGTTGTATGAGTTAGTGTGCTTTGCCTCGACAACAGCATCACCAAACATTGCATCTATTGTACCCTTCACAGGGACAGACCCAATGGTATCTTCATACTCGCACTGATGATCCGACAGCACACAGTCATACTCAGTCTCGAACCAGTCAAGATTAAAGTCCTCAGTGTGTATGCCCATTTGCACAGCTAAATTTTTAGACAGGTCAGGCGGTTCTGCTCGACCTGTTTTGATTTGCCATAGCTCAGGCCAGTCACCCTGCATAATTTTTACACAGTCAGACCCGCCTATAAAGCCAGTTCGTTTCATGATTTTCTCCTTCTGGTACAGTGGTTAGACTACTGCATATGTGCAGACTACGCAAGATATTTTTTGAAGTCAGCTTCAGTTAAGTCTGTAAATTCTAGCAGCCTTTCTTTCTGCTTGCCTGTTAGATACTTCTCGCCAATTGGCTCTCCGTTTTTGATGCGTCGAGCCATTACCTCGTATTCGTCGAGAACATAATTTGTACGCTTGTATTCTTTAGCGTAATGAGGTGAGCTTGTTGCCTTGCTAACGTGTGCATCCCACACATTGCCTTCGACATACTTGCCGATGCTAGTTGGTTTCTTCATGGCATATAATACTCTGCTATGCGTTTGCCATTTGGCAAGTCGATCATTACTTTCTCGACATTAAAGCCTGATGTTTTTAATTCAGATATTCTTGCCGACAATCTAAAGCATCCAAATAATTCTAGCGCTTCAAGTGAAGTTAATCTCAAACCTTTTTTAAGGTAAGCCTTTATCATTTTGTTTTGCGTTTCCATTAGCTTTCTCCATTAGCTGTTTGAACTCATCGCCAGACATAATGACTAGCGTTTGCGGACTGCCTGTCCGTCTTTTATAGAAGGCAATGTCTCGCCTATCTAATACTGAGAAGGGACTAGGGAAGTTGGACTTGTCCCTATACTTAACCTCTCCTACCATTTCTCGTCCGAAGACTTCGAGCTTGATGTCTCCGCTATACTCTCCTCCCAAGCTGCCTGAGAGGGGTTGCCTCTTCGCTTTGATCGGCGCTTTGATTTCGTTGAGCCAGTTGACGAACCACTTTTCGTGGTAAGTTCCTTTGTTTTTGTTACGGTTTGCCATCTGTCTTCCTCATAACAATTAAGGCAGACGTACCAATGCTTTTGATAAGTGGCTGCGCTATTGTTTTTGCATATAGCAACGAACCAATTCGTTACTGTTTCACAAGCAATGCAAGTTATTGCACTACCTTTTTTGGACTTTGATGTCATATTCTAATGCGTCCAACCAACACATCAGCATAAAACCAGATGGGATTCTCTTGTGAGATTCCCACTTGTGGATCAGTGATGACGTACACCCGATGTTATAGGCTAGCGATTCTTGGCTTAAACCTTGCTCGAACCGAGCGTCGATTAACATCTTGATTAGTTTCTCGTAGTCTCTGGGTATAGTCACGGGCTTGTTGAATCGAGTGAAGCTCTTCGATGGCATTGAATACCTTTGCAGCTGTCTCGTACCTTAGCTCTGTCGCTCCATTGATCGTGCGATAGTATGTTGATGTGGGGATTTGCGCCCTTTGGAAAGCTTTGCTCAACGGAATATTATACTCCGTTGAACAATCTATTACGGTTTGTAAGTACGATTTCATACCGCACTTACTGCATAGACGCAGCTAGAAGTCAACCTCCTGTTCTTTTAGCTGAAGTCTATACCCTTGTATGTTGATCCCGATGTGGGCTAGCTCGGCTGATACCCAACTTGGCCTTACACCAGAGCCATATTGTTTGAGCAAGTCATTGTATTCCTTTCTCTCACGCTCAATGGCTTGCTCAATATCAGTCTTTGTCACTGATCTCTCCTTCCCTCATCCAAGGTGGCACTGCGCTTGGATTGTTTTTAATCCATTCTATGCGCAAAGCGTTCTTAGTTTCTAACAGTTCAGCGATATAATCTGATGCTGTATCTTTTGAGATAGGCAAAGAAAACTCTGGTAGCTGAACAACTGAATGAGGATTTAGAAACGTACACTCATAAAGCAATTGACCCATGCGGTAGTATTGCTTTGCTGTTGCTGCATCTGGATCATGGATGCAATCGTTGCGAACAATGCCAATCATTAGCCTGTTCTCCACACATAAACGTCATTACTTATTGTTCGTTGAGATGCGGTAAAGCCATTTTGAAGCATTAGCTTTCTGATGTAAGTTGCTTGATATTTTGACTCTGCTTTAACAGCGTCACCAACTTGCATTAAGTCAATAACTTTCTTCATGCCATCGCTTCTTAGCTTTGGCATTTCAAGTCCACGTATAATTTTCATTCCCATTTTGGTTCTCCTTTTAATATGGGATTTCGTCATCAATAATTGGTGGCAGATTTTTCTGCTCCCATTTAGCGATAGCTCTTGCGAGAAACTTTTTACGATCAAACTTATCGTTAAGTAACTCAAGGTCATCAGCAATCTTTTCGATTACGATTGGTGATGATACAAGCGGCGCTAGGTGATCCGCTATGTATTCAAAATGTCCTCGCGTAACTTTCATGTTACCATTCTCCTCCTTGTAAAAAGAATTCAAAATCTCTGAACGTGTTGGACTGTTCTTCGATGTAGGATTGAGCTTTTTCCATTGCCGTTTTTGCGCCCAATTGAGTAATGCTAAAACCTTTGTCCATTCCAAACTCTTTTTGGAAAGGTGCTTTTGACATCACCATAATCCATTGCTGCTTCACGCTAGCTCCTTCCATGTGCTTGAACGCATTGCACTGGTGATGATTGCCTCACGGTTATGACGCGCTGTATGAGGGCTGCGCATATCCTGAGTGTGTGTCGCCCAATGGGTTAGGGTATTATATAAAGCCCACTTGTTCGGGCCGAGATGCCCTCGCTCGTCACCCCATAGACCGAGAAGGTTTTCTAGTTGACGCTCGTTGGTCTTGGTGATGTTGGCTTGGCGAGTGTGCATTTTGCAGAGGTGCTTTTTGAAGAAACTTTCTGCTTGGTCATTGCTGATCTTCACACCCATGTAAGATTGCCATATGCCTTTCTGTTCTTTGAAGGCAGACATGCCATTGGCAATCTTGATAGCCGATCCCTCTACGTTAATGGATCGTGTGTGTTTATATTTAGAATAAGCTGAGATGTCAGCAGTAGTGCAACCATTCTTACACCATAAACGATTGCCTTGACTCCATTGAGCAAACGACCAACTACCATCAAGACTGTTGGTTGCTAGCGCTTCGTATCGCACATAGTCTCCGACCTCTGGCTCGACAGTTACATCAGGCCATATGATCCTAGCTCTTAGCTTGCGACCACCTTCATAGACTTCGATCTTAGTTTTGAAGTCTGAACTAATGTTAGCTGCTTTGGCTGCATCAAGTATAGATTCAACAGCTAAGTCATGGCTAACAGGTTTGTATTTACTGCCGTGAACACCCATCACTTCATCAGTGTCAGTGCGGATCACCTGTACCGAATTGGGTACAGGCTCACCAGTTACAGCGTTAGGCGTTGGCATCATCTTGATTGGGAAGTTCCAATCGTTGATAGGTTTCATGAATGTCATGCGACATCTCCCTTCGGGGCTTCTAAGATGTTAGAGGATAGAGATTCTATTATCTCTGTGATTGCTGCTGAGAAGTCTAAGTTAAGATCATCCGAGGTTTCTCTTACTGCTTCAAGCTGCCTCATTAAGACGGCTTGTTTTGCTGACTTCAGATTTGGCAATGACTTAATGTATTCATCAAGCCTTGAAACATCATCTGCAAAGTTATCTTTTCTAAGATGAAATGATTGGTAATTTATTTCTTCATCAGTGAAAGAACGTGTGAAGACCCTAACCCTAGCAACAGTGTTAGGGTCATCGAAGTCAGAAAACTCAACTTCAATATTTGATGAATAATATTCAAGATTGTTTAAGTAATCCTGCCGATCATTTGCAAAATTCTTAACGACCTTCATGCAGTTAAGCATTGATGATAGTTTAGTTTTGTTGTCCATGATGTTCTCCTTTCTGGACAGTGGGTTAACAACTGCTAGTATGCAGTGTTAATAATTAATAATCTATTGTTACGTTACGTCACTTTGCCTCCTTATATAAATAGCCGGACACTTTACTTCTGATTGTATACTAATTACTCGGACGCTTTTGACTTGGTAAATAAACAGGCTTTTACTTACCCATCAAAACCTTCCACACCTTCCACACCTTCCACAAGTTGATAGAGTTGATACAGTTGAAGTTGATACTTAGTCATACCAACGATGGATGCGTCCATGCTTTAAGCTTTGTTGAGTAGCCCCTTTCTTTTTAGACTTGATGCGGCGGCGTTCTTTACGATTAGTCACTTCAAATTTAGGTTCTTCCTTAACCTTTTGAAGCTTAGAATATGCAGGGATTGTATGTGCCATTGCGATCTCCAATAAAACTCACCGTAGTAAATAGTCCCGCTTGTGTCCCCATATCTTATTTTTTTTGAGGCTTGCGTTCTGCGGTGGTTGGTTGCTGTTTCTCCAGTCTGTTGTTCTGGGTGGTTTATGTTCTTATCTCGCCCGATCTTTGATCGGAATAAAGCGAGATTCATTTTGGCGATTTTGGGGCAGCTTGCGCCGCCCTTTGTTTCTATGACCAGTGGAATCTCTGCGCTTCAAGTCCTGCGGCTGCGTTCTGCTGCATTAACCGCCGAACCTGTGTGCCTTGGTTGATCCCATCAAGCACGATTTGCGTTTCTTCGTAGTCGTCGTTCTTAAAGGCATCAATGATAAAGCTGTGAAGTTGCCGTCTGTCGCGTATGAATTCTGGCACGCAAACAAGCTCGGCGTTTTGAGCAAGCAAGTCTTTGACCAGTTGCAGCAGTTCTTTTTTGGTCATGTTTTCGGGGTTTTTCATATCGTCACCTTTGAGAAAAGAGAGTGATGGGGCAACTTGCGCTGCCCCCTGTTGTTTTTACTTGCGCTTGGCAAGGAAAGCTGCGGTGGCTGCTACGCCTGTTGGCTTGCGTCCGCCTGTTTCTTTCGGGACATATTTGAAGCCCTGCGTGGTGGCGAAGTTTTTTCGGGTGATGTCGCGCAACATGAGCAATTGATTGACGTTGGTATTCTTTTCGTCGATCTTGCGTTGTAACTCTTCCATCTCCTCATCATAGTTTGCCTTGTTGGGGTTCTCCGCAAGCACCTCTTTGTCAGCCTCAAAGGTGCTGAGTTGGTCTTGCTGATAGGGCAACATGAAATCTACCATCCGGCAAAGCTGCGTTGCAATGTTGCGCCCTTGGTACTCGTCGCCACCTGCAAAGCACATTGTTAAAGCCTCGCAAGCCTCTAGTCCGATGCGGCGTTGTACGTCCGTGTTGATTACCATTTCATCTGATGCAACGTTGGTGCTGCCGTCTGCGTTGTGCGTTTCTACATTCAATTTAGCCATGATCTTAACTCCTATATCTAGATCGGTTGCTGTTTTTCTTCGATTTGATCCAACCCAAGGATTGACAAGGGTTGGCGTAAGGGCGGTAAAAAATGGCGGTTCGGCTGCACAGCAACGCGCAAGCGTTGCCACTAAACAGGGCGCTTTAGCGCACAATAGAAAAGCAGCTTCGCACTGCAACTTGATTTGCGGAAGGTTCATACGCCACCGTCTGCCCGACTCACACGCGCCAACAGAAGCCAAGAAGCACAACATGAGGGATAGCAGACGGAACACTAAGAATGGATGAAAGCCGCCAATCTGGTTGCAGTGCGCGAACCGTTATTTTATACCGCATCTGCGCCAAAACTGGGCAATCCTTGGCGTTGGTTTAAATCTTTTTATTAGAGTATTTTCGCAAGAAAATTCAGTATTCTTTCTCTTGTTTGTTTGATCTTTTTAAAGGTCATTTGGTCAAGCTTAACAAGCTTGTCCCTCGGAAGAGCTAACGGAGTGACATGATTGGGACAATCATTCTTGTACACTGCATCAGGCAATGAACTGTGAATAGCGTATCGCCTATCCTCACTAGGCCAATGCGATACTCACGGCCCATAGGCCGCAGAGACACTTGTGGCTCTGTCTTTGATGAGTAGCGCGGTTTTGCAAAGAAGAGAGCGAAGCACAATTAAATGCAAAATTGCCCCAAACTACGTCAATGCTTTTGGCAAGGTGTGACGCCACGTTAAATGCAAGGTTACGTTACGTCACTATTGACAGAGATGCTTGAGATAAGGCTTAGATGGGGGGGAGAGAGGGAGAGGGGGGGCAACGGAAGGATCAAACAATGAATGATATTTCAACTAAGAAGCTGACTGATAAACAGACCGCACTTGTTGACACCATCGTAGCAAGAGGATGCACCATTAGGGAAGCTGCTGAGATTGCTGGATACAGTTCGGGCGAGTCTGGAAGAGTGACTGCTTGCAAGACAATGAAGTTGCCTCATGTGCAACAGTACTTGATGCAGAGGATGAATGAAGAGTTTGGATTGAGTGCTACATTGGCAGCAGGAACAGTGAGAAGGTTAGCAACAAGTGCTAAGTCTGAGTATGTCCAGTTGGAAGCCAGTAAGGATTTGCTAGATCGTGCAGGGTATAAACCTATTGACCGTTCTCAAGTGCAGGTGGCAGGTGATATCCGTGTATCTATTGACCTTGGTTGATCTTCGCTGCGTTTGCCAGAAAAAGACCTGCAATGCTTGGGCTTAGATAGGGGGGTGGGGGAAAAGTTGCGGTTGAAAACTGTAAGGGGGTCTACCACTCACATTATTTCCCTTCAAGGCTTGCCCACGAATGTGGGCTAATTTGTGCATTGTCAAAAATATTTTTATCTGCATAAGGTTCTGACATGAGTAGATTTGATCGCACCCCAGAGAAGCAGCCGGATAGGGCTGACATGACTGTTGCCAAGGCTGCTCTCAAGAGTGGTGGATACTTAAGGAAGAAGAAGGAATAAGTTCATGGAAGGCACAGCGGCCATTACTGAAGACAATGAGACTCGTCGTTTAAGGGGCGGCCCTAAAGAGCAGATTAAAGGTTTGAAGTCTGTGCTTCGCCAGATAAGCAAAGAAATTAGTAAGCTGAAGGGTAGCGGAAAAAATGTTAAGACTTATTCTTTTTCTGAGGATGGAAGTTATGAAAAGCTGTCAAACAAAGAAAAGGTTCAAGAGCTAAAGCGTGAAGTTAAACATGCTCGGACTTTGCTGCGCGATGCTAGAGGCGAAGTAAAGTTTGACAAAAAAATCAACAAACCAAAAGCAAGGTATAGCGGCAAAGGCGGCGGCGGTATGTACTCTCCTAGCAAGCCTCTCAAGGATCAGTCTTTGCTCTCTATGGCTAAGAAGAGGCAGATGTGAGGAAGGAACACAAAAGCAAGACTGGTGGCTTGACTGCTGCGGGTCGCGCTCATTTTAAGCGTACTGAGGGTGCTAACTTAAAGCGTCAGTTAAGCAGTGGTACGAATCCTCGTCGTGTTTCTTTTGCTGCTCGGTTTGCAGGAATGAAGGGGCCGATGAAAGATGAGAAGGGTCGCCCGACTCGAAAGGCATTGGCATTAAAGAAGTGGGGCTTTGGCTCTGTGGAAGCGGCTCGTAACTTTGCAAAGAGGCATAAGAAGTCATAATGCCTAGTAGTAAGAATTATGTCCGTGATTATTCTATGTCTGGCGAGGGCAAGTACGACAAGTCGCCTAAACGGATGGCGGCTAACAGGGCAAGGAAGAAGGCTCGTTATAAGTTAGAGAAGTCTGGCAAGGCCAAGCGGAATGATGGCAAGGATGTAGATCACAAGAACGGCAATCCGCAAGACAACTCTTCTAAGAATTTGCGTTCTATAGCTAGGGCGGCTAATCGGTCTATTAAAAGGAACGCTAAAGCAGGAAAGGCTTAGTTATGTGTGCAGGTGGTAAAAGCGCAGAAGACTATTATAAAGAAATGAAGGTCGATTATGGCCCTCTTCCTTCTTTGCTTCAAAGCAAGATTAAAAGAAGCAAGCCTAAGATGAAGGATGTTCCAAAGCCGAGCGGCGGCGCGATGCAGTCTTCAATGCTTACAGCGCTAAAAAGTAAATACTGATGCCTAATCCACAGAACCCAAGAAAGCGTTTTCAGTATCGGTATGAGATATTAGATAAAGCTGTTGATAATATTGAGAAGGATATTAACAACAAGCTTATTAACAGAGCTAAGAATAAACTAAGGACTTTGCTTCGCGGCAAGGATTATGCAGAAGATATGCGCGAAGCTGAGAAGTCTGGTCAGCGTGTTATAACTGCTCGTCATCATTCGTTGCTAAAGCGAGTTAAGAAGATGGAAGAGCAGATGCTTAAGAGCGGAGCTAGGGAGGAATAATGGCTTTTTACATTGCGCACACTGAAGAGGTGTGGACTGGCGAAACGCATACGATTGCAGGGATTCATTACACTGGCAAGACACGCATGGCTGATGCCAAGCGTTTAGTCGAAGGGCCAGAGCCAGTGAGAGCGCGAACAACCAAGGGATCGTACAAGGCTGACAACCCTTCTACGCCTGACATTGATGAATCGAAGGTTGCGCCTAAAAACAAAAGGAAGAAGAAAAATGCCTAAAGTTGGTGGAAAGACTTTCTCCTACAGCAAAGAGGGAAAGAAAGCTGCAAAGGCTTACGCTCGTAAAAAGAACAAGAGTGTGAAGAATGGCAGTAAATGAAGCAGGTAATTATACCAAGCCCAAGATGCGGAAGTCTTTGTTCAACAGAATAAAGGCCGCAAATGTTCAAGGCACTGCGGCAGGTAAATGGTCTGCGCGTAAGGCTCAACTCTTAGCCAAGCGATACAAAGCAGCAGGTGGGGGATATAGGTGAAAGCTTCTCAGAAATCATTAATGAACTGGGGCAAGCAGAAGTGGCGCACCAAGTCTGGCAAAAAGTCTAGTGAGACTGGTGAGCGTTACCTTCCTTCTAAAGCTATCGCTGCTCTTAGTGATTCTGAATATGCAGCTACAACCAGAGCTAAACGAAAGGGCAAGGCTTCGGGCAAGCAGTTTGTGGCTCAACCGAAAGCAATTGCTGATAAAGTAAGGAAGTACAGAACGTGAGTTTTACTTCTACGATTACTCAACAAGACCGCGATATGCTGCGCGGCATTGTTCGCAAGGTTCATCTATCAAGTGTCATTGCAAAGTTCGGACAGCACTTTGTTACAGACCATGAGTGCGACAAGCTCATTGACAGCATTGCGCCAGAGGTGGTTGAAGATATGATCCGCTTTGGAGTTAACAAAGGGCTTAGATGATAGACTTCAAGTACAAGCCAGATGGAGAAGTCCTAAAAGTATTTATGAAGGACGATACATTCTTTCGTGGCATAAGAGGGCCAGTCGGTTCTGGCAAGTCCGTTGGCTGTTGTGTAGAAGTGTTTCGCCGCGCAATCCAACAGGGCAAAGGGCCAGATGGAATCCGCAAAAGCCGATGGGCAATCATTCGTAATACCAATCCCCAACTTAGAACCACCACCATCAAGACATGGCTTGACTGGTTTCCAGAATCAGACTGGGGTAAGTTTACTTGGTCAGTGCCATATACGCATCACATTAAGAAGGGCGACATTGATCTTGAGGTTATCTTCTTAGCTTTAGACCGCCCCGAAGATGTAAAGAAACTGCTATCTTTAGAGCTAACTGGCGTTTGGATTAATGAGGCTAGAGAAATTGCGAAGAGTATTATTGACGCCTGTACTATGCGTGTTGGGCGTTTTCCTTCTATGCGTGATGGTGGCCCTACTTGGACTGGTGTCATTGCCGATACCAACGCGCCTGAGGAAGATCACTGGTGGCCGATTATGGCAGGTGAAGTTCCAGTCCCAGATCATATACCGCGTGAGCAAGCTAAGATGTTGGTTAAGCCAGACAACTGGTCTTTCTATACCCAACCCTGCGGCATGGTTGAAAAGAAAGGTGAAGAGGGCGAGGTAGAAGACTATGAGCCAAACCCCAAAGCCGAGAACACAAAGAATATGCTCAAGAGTTATTATTCCAATCTAATAAGGGGTAAGACTAAATCATGGATAGATGTGTATGTAATGAACCGCTTGGGCCACATCCAAGATGGGAAACCTGTTTACCCGATGTTTGCAGCAGAAGTACACATAGCAAAAGAAGAAATACCAGTAGCAGCAAATTCCCCAGTTTATGTTGGCGTGGACTTTGGCTTGACCCCTGCGGCAGTGCTTGGGCAAAAGGTTCGAGGGCGATGGTTCATTCAATCCGAAATTGTAGCCGTAGACATGGGCATCGTGCGTTTTGCCGAAGTTCTTAGAAATGAGCTAGCTATAAGATTCGCGGCAGCGTCAGAGGTAATAATCTATGGCGATCCCGCAGGTGATTTCCGCGCACAGACTGATGAGTCTACTCCCTTTCACATCTTGCGCGGAGCAGGTTTGAGGGCGTTCCCTGCGCCTTCCAACTCCGTTGACCTTCGGCTTGAGTCAGTCTCCTCCCAATTGACTAAGATGGTCGAAGGTAAACCTGCTTTATTAATTGATCGTAGATGCCCACAGCTAATCAAAGGCTTTGAGGGCGGCTATGCCTATAAGCGCATGGAAGTCTCTGGTGAAAGATACGCAGATAAGCCAGACAAGAATATGTTTAGCCACGTTCACGATGCTGCACAGTATCTTTTCTTAGGTGCAGGTGAGGGTCGAGCGCTTATGAATACCCAAAAACCTGCAAGGGTATCCGTTGCAAAGCGTAGCTTTGATGTCTTTTCTAAGCAGTCACGCCCTAAGAGACAGGGGTTTTGGGCAAGAATGTAGTTTGTGCATTGTGATTTATCTTGTTCTATGGTTACGAATGTAAAAAATAAAGGAGCGCGTTATGTGTTTTGGGCCTTCAAAGGAAGAGAAGAAAGCTGCTGCTGAACAGCGTGTTGAGGCAGATGCAGCGGAGCAAAAAGTAAAAGAAGTATCCGCTACTCAAAAGCGCGAAGACATCCAAGAAGCTATTGAGTCAAGCACTGAGCGCCGAGGCGGTATGCGTGGCGGTGCGGGTCGCAGATCGCTTATGAGGGCAGGTGGTCAAGGGTTCTTAGGTAGGTTTCTCTAATGGCTGACGATATAATTGCAAAACAGTACATTGAAAAGTACAACAAAGCTAAAGCTTTTCGTGAGAACTGGGTTTCTCTTTTTGAGGAGTGTTATGAATATGCGCTGCCCCAACGAGAATCATTCTATTATGAAGAAGCAGGTCAGCGCAGGGATGACAAAATCTTTGACGAGACTGCTGTAGTTGGAGTTCAAGAGTTTGCTAGCCGTTTGCAGTCGGGTATAGTTCCTAACTTTGCGCGATGGGCTGACTTGATGGCAGGTAGTGAAGTACCTAAAAGTGAAAGAGAAAGCATAGATAATCAGTTAGATGAAGTAACTGAATATGTTTTTGAGGTTTTACAGAACTCGAACTTTAGCCAAGAGGTGCATGAATCTTTTATGGACTTGGCTGTCGGGACTGGTGTGTTGTGCGTAGAAGAGGGCGATGCAGTAAATCCAGTAAACTTCTCAGCAATACCGCTTCCTCATGTAGTGCTAGACACTGGCCCCGACGATAAGATTGACCACGTTTACCGTGAGCGCAAGAAGGTTAAGTTCGATCACCTTTCTATTATGTACCCCAAGGGAAAGTTCAGCCCGAAGGTGCAAGCAATGATGGGGGCTAATCGTGAAACAACTGTTCTTGAAGTTGTTTGCAGAGATTACTCCAAGAAAAACGAAGATGCTTTCCTTCAATATGCAATCTGCCTGACAACAAACACCTGCTTATATACGAATGAAATGAAGGGGCTTGGCTCTAATCCGTTTATTTGTTTCCGTTGGTCTAAGTGTGCGGGTGAGATTTATGGACGAGGCCCATTACTTAATGCGCTGTCTTCAATTAAGACAACGAATCTCACCATCCAGTTAATCCTTGAGAACGCACAGATGTCGATCTCTGGCATATATCAGATGGAAGATGATGGTGTAATCAACCCTGACACGATAAATTTAGTTCCCGGCACAATCATACCGAAAGCTATGGGATCAACTGGCCTTCAACCTATCCAAGCAGCAGGTAAGTTTGACGTTGCGCAGCTTGTTCTTAGCGATATGCGGCACAACATTAAGACTGCACTGTATAATGATATGCTTGGCAAGCCTGATACTACACCTGCAACTGCTACAGAGGTTGCAGAACGCATGGCAGACCTGTCTCGCAGAATGGGCGCAGCCTTTGGCAGACTACAAGCAGAGCTAGTTCAGCCAGTATTGCAGCGTGTAATTTACATCCTTAAGAAGCAAGGGCGCATTGAAGTTCCAATAGTCAATGGGAGAGAGGTTAAAGTTCGCTCTGTATCTCCACTAGCCCAAGCTCAATCTAATCAGGATATTTCTAGTGTAGCAAGATTCCTAGAGTTGGTTGGCGGCACGTTTGGCCCTGAGATGTTGCAGCTTCTAATTGACGGTGAACAGACAGCAATTCACTTAGCTAAGAAATTTGGTGTGCCTGAGAGCTTGATTCGTGATGAAGAACAGCGTAAACAAATAGCTGCATTAGCGCAGCAAATGGCGCAGCAGCAACAACAACAGGGACAGATGGTTGCCGAACAAGGTTAATATTGGGATCGACGGAATACAAAGAGCTTCTGCTAAAGATGTAGAGGTAAGCCACAATATTGCTCATGTATTTAGTTCGCCCACAGGACAGGAAGTCCTGCGTTATCTGCGCTCCATTACAATCGAAATGGTTAATGGGCCTAATGTGACTACAGAAGAGTTGCGACATATAGAAGGTCAGCGTTATCTCGTTGGCCTTATTGAGCAACGTATCTCACATTCGCACAGGAGTAAGAACAAATGAACGAGACAGTAGCCGAAGCAGCCGTAGAAGCGCCAACAGAAGAGCGTGACTTTGTTGTAGCAGAGGACAGTCAACCACAACGACCTGAGTGGTTGCCCGAAAAATACAGCACAGGTGAAGACTTAGCTAAAGCATATAAGGAGCTAGAGTCAAAGCTTGGCGCAAAAGATGAAGACATTCGATCTAAGATCATCGAAGAGATTCAAACCGAAGCCTTTAGCGAGAGGCCAGAGTCAGCAGGTGATTATCAATTGCCAGAAATTATTGACCAAGAGTCTGCTGTAGATAATGAACTTTTGCAATGGTGGGCTGAACATTCTTTTGAAAATGGTTTTTCTCAAGAGGAATTTAGCAAGGGCATTGAAATGTACTCTCAAGCTGTAGGTAATGCACAGCCAGACCTTGAAAGTGAGGCTGCAAAGCTAGGCGAAAACGCAAATGATCGCATACAAGCAGCGTCTATGTTTGCTGATAAGTTTTTTCCAGAGCAAGCAATTCCTGCAATAGAACGTATGTGCGAAAGCCACGAAGGAATCCTTGCTCTTGAAGCCGTGATGGAAGCAATGAAAGACGGATCGTTTACAGGCGAAACGCAGCCGAGCGCAGGTCAAAGTGAGGCCGATTTAAGGGAGATGATGAATGACCCAAGATACCATAAAGACCGCGACCCTCACTTCATCAAGCAAGTCACCGAAGGATTCCAAGCCCTTTACCCAAACAGAGGTTAAGATTCTAAAAAGGGGGCGTTATTACATGACCCCTTTTACCTTACGTCATGTTGATGAAGTCGTTGCCAACTTGAGTAAAGAAAATAAAAGAGAGCTTGCCATCTTAGGTCACACTGACGTTGAGCAAGCTATTATTGAAATGTACGAAACATCTGAGTGCTATCTTGTAAGGCGAGAAGGCGAAAGCTTTATAGCTGTTGGAGGTCTGTTCTTTACTGAAGATCAAGACTTTCCTCAAATGTTCTGCATGTTCTCAAATAAAATAAAAGAAAACTTCACTATGCTAGCGCGTGGATCAAGGATGTTGGTTAACTTCTTTGACAAGACTCAGCCCAATATGACTATGACTATTCTAGCCGATTATGAAGGAATATTGCAGTGGGCAGCTTGGCTTGGCTTTGAACCTGTTGGCACTTCAGTGCTAGGAGAAAACAAGTATGTTGAATTTGTGCGTTGCAATCCGAACAAAAAGAATGTTTACGATAGCTCATTACGGCCCATAATGCACTGAAAGGCCCGAAAGGATACCCTTATTGAAGTGCGAGAGTGGACACCCGTTGTAAACCGTAACTTCAATTAGGACTGTGAAAATGGCTAATACAATTGACCAAGCCTTTATCAAGCAGTTTGAAACCGAAGTTCACATGGCGTATCAGCGTATGGGTTCTAAACTACGGAACACTGTTCGCTCTACTAATGTGACTGGTTCAACTGCTCGTTTCCAAGTAATCGGAAAAGGCACAGCCAATACGAAATCTCGTAACGGCAACGTAACCCCAATGGAATTGGCGCATACAAACGTCGAAGTCACTATGGCTGACTACTATGCACCAGAGTACATTGATAAACTAGACGAGTTGAAAATCAACATCAACGAGCGTCAAGCTGTAGCTCAATCTGCTGCTGCTGCGCTTGGTCGTAAGACAGATGAGATTCTAACAACTGCTCTTGATGCAGGTGCTAACTCAACTCAAATCCACGACACTGGCTCTGCTTTGGCAAAGGCTGATCTGCTTTCTCTCTTTGAGACTGTTGGTAATGCTGACATGCCAGAGGACGGACAGCGTTTCTTGGCAATGTCTCCTGCGGGATTTGCTGATCTGTATAACATTACAGAGTTTGCATCTTCTGACTTTGTTGGCGATCAGAACCTGCCGTTCGCGGGTGGTATCACCATGAAGGAGTTCTTGGGCTTTAAAATATTCTCAACGTCTGCGGTTGCAGGTGGCAAAAACTTTGCTTACCACACAAACGCTGTTGGCCTTGGCATCAATGCTGATGTTCAAACTGAGGTCAACTATGTTGCAGAAAAAGTCTCACACCTCGCAACCTCGATGATGTCAATGGGGGCTGTCGTTATTGACGATGATGGCGTCTATGAAGTCCTCGACAATAACTAAGGAGAGTAAAACATGGCTTATGCAGCAAGTGGACTAGCTCGAATTGGTGGTGACTCAAACGGAAGTTTGTGGATGTACACAAGCGCAGACGCAATTGCGACTGTAAACACAGAAGGTTACTTTAACAGTGCAGCAAATATGCTAGCTGTTCGTGACCTAATTATTGTTTGTGACACTAATGTTCCATCAACCAACTTTGTTAATGTTCTCTCGAACACTGGCACTGTAGTCGATGTTTCAAACGGCACTGCTGTCGTTGAAACAGACGGCGATTAATAAAGGGGTGGGGGCTTTGGCCCCCATACTGCCATGCCAAAAGTAGCAGATTCCGCAATAGAAGTTGCAACCAACGCTTTATATCTTATTGGCGCAGATGCCATTACTGACTTTACTGCTAATACAGTAGAGGCAAAAGTTGCAAACGCTCTTTATGAAGACATCGTTCGTACATCGTTTGCTTCTTTTAGATGGCGTTTTGCAACTACACAATTTAACCTTACACGGTTAGCAACAGCGCCCAAGGGCAAGTTTGAGTCTGCTTACCATATACCCTCTTCCTGCATTACAGTAATAGGAGCAACCATTAATGACGCTCCGATTAAATACGATATTTATGGTAACAAAATATTCTGCAATGCGACCTCATCAGACACTGTAGTCTTGGACTATGTTGAGCGTGAAGCTGAATCCAATTGGCCTTCTTACTTTACAACACCAATTCAGTTTTCGCTTGCTGCATCCTTTGCAATATCAATAGCTAAAGATGCGCAGTTAGCTAGCTTGATGGAGCAGAAAGCAGCCTCATTGTTTATGAAGGCTAGAAACATTGACTCGCAGCAACAAACAACGCGCAAACTAAACACTTCGAGGTTTATTACTGAAAGGCGCAGCTAATGCAAAAGATCAGAGTACCAATTAGCAGCTTTCAGTATGGCGAAGTAAGTGACTCTCTTATTATGAGAACTGACACTGCTGTCTACAATGCGTCAGCACAAAGCCTACAGAACATGGTTGTTATGGCAGAGGGGTCTGTCAAAAAGCGCTATGGCTTAAAGCATATTTATAATTATAGCTTAAATGATTCTACTAAAGAGCAGTCACATTTGTTTCCTTTTGTTTTTGATGAAAATGAAGAATACATTATTTCGGTAGAGCACCAGAAAGTAAGATGTTTTCGCCTTTTAACAGATGGTACAGTAAGCCTTGTCGCTACTATAACAGCAGACACAAGTAGCGCAGCGCTTCCCTTCGATCAGGATTATTTAAAAGAATACACCACATCGCAGTATGGCGATGTTATGTTTATCTGCCATCCACTCTTTGCGCCAAGGATGCTAACACGCACAAGCCTTACTGCATTTGAAGTTTCTACATTTAGCTTTGACAAAAGAGCAGATAACAGCAATACGTTCCAACCTTACTCCAAGTTCCAAGGTCATGGCGTAACGCTTGATCCTAGCGCTACAACTGGAACAGGGATAACCTTAACGACAAGCGCTTCGTATTGGGATACAACAGGAAGTCAGTCTGGTGGTAACTACGCTGACTCTCTGCATGTCGGCGTAGTGGTTAGGTATAGCGGCAATGAGGTTACAATAACCAGTGTTCAGTCTGCAACTCAGGCAACAGGTAATGTTGTTGACGAACTATCAACGCGCCTGTCTATTTTAAATCCATTTCGCACTATTGATGGAAGCACAACTGTAGAAGTTACAATGATTGAGCATGGTTTCGCAGGTAGTGAATCCATTACTTTTTCTGGTGCTTCAGCAACTGGCGGTATTAATACTGGCAACTTAAATGGGGCTAGAACTGTAAGCGGCATTATCGACGAAAACACATTTACCTTTACTGCGGGTGGCGCTGCTTCCTCTGCTGAAGATGGCGGCGGTCAGGTGACTGTTGTAACTCATGCGCCTAGAGCAGATTGGGATGAGCAAGCTTGGTCGGCTAAGAGAGGCTACCCTGCGGCTGTTGAGTTTCACGAGAACCGCCTTTGCTTTGGCGGCACGATAGCAGAGCCAGATAACATTTGGATGTCACAGATTGGCGAGTTCTTTAACTTTGACGTAGGCGATGCAGCAGATACAGATTCTATCTCTATGGTAGCTGCAACAGGTGATGTTAATGAAATAAGGTATCTTGTTTCAAACAGAGACTTGCAAGTCTTCACTGCATCTAATGAGCTTTATATTCCAACTTACCTTAATCAAGCCATTACGCCGACCAACGCACAGATAAGAAAGCAGACACCATATGGGGTCGAACACGTTGAGCCTATGTCAATAGATGGCGCAACGATCTTTGTGCAGAATAATGGTAGGATTATTCGGGAGTATATCTACACTGACACAGAGGAAGCCTATACAGCTACAGCTATTTCAACAATTGCTTCTCACTTAATAGATAGCCCAAAGTATTTAGCTGTTGTTCATAGCGGCTTTGGCCTTCCAGATTCATATGCTGCCTTAACTCTTAACAATGGCGACCTTGCATTGTTCTCCTCAAACAGAGCGGAGAAGAGAGCATCATGGACTAGGGTAGTAGCCAATGGCACATTTGGATCGGTTTGCAGCATTGAGGATCGCTTGTTTGCTAATGTCTATGATTCAGGTGGTAACTTAAAGCTATGTGAGTTTGACACTGAGGTGGGCTTAGACTTCTGGCTTTATGGTGCAGTATCAACAAACCTTGTTGATGTAAGCGCTGTATATTCTTCTGGTGATTCTGTTGATGTAATAGCGATTAAAAGCTCCACTCAGTATTCGCTTGGTTCGTTTACTGTAAATGGAAGTAATAAGGTTGACCTTACTGCACATGCTTCAGAAAGCTATACCCATGCTTATGTAGGCAAGAAGTTTACAGCTCAGATAATAACAAATCCTATTGATGCTGCTATAGGCAATGGCCCTGCAACTGGTAGCGGAAGAGGGATTACTAACATTGTTTTAGACTTAAAGAACGCAAACTCAGTTAAGGTAAACAGCAGAACGCCAACGATGGCCTCTGGATTTACTGGTAAAAAAGAGTTTCGCTCTCTGGGTTATAGTCGTGACCCACAGGTTACAATTGAACAAGATGATCCGCTTACTATGCAGGTCAATGGAATAATCGCGGAGTTAATAATATGAGCGCTCAATTAGCATTAGGCTTAATGCAAGCCGCAGGTTCTTTAATTCAAGGAATAGGCGCTTATCAAACAGCAAAGCTTCAAACGTTTAATATTGGCACTGAATCTCAACTTGCAAATGCGCAAGGAATACAAACGCGCACAGCAGCGATAGGCGCATTTAAAAGCGCGGTTAAAAGTGCAGACGCTTTGTATAGTAAATTTGGTCGTGATGTATCTGATCCATCTGCGTTAGCTCAAAAAAGGGCTGATAAAGCAGTTGTTGGGAGTGACATTTCAGATGTAGCAATTATGGCAAGAATAAATCAGCTTGCCATGAAACAACAAGGCGCAGCCACAATGAGAAAAGGTCGAGAAAGTCTCTATTCTTCAATGATGGAAGCTGCAACAACTGGTAGTGACGCCTACTTTGATTGGAAGAAGACTCAATAATGGCTATTGTAAGACAACAAAAAAGATTTGGAATTGCGCCTATTGGCGTTACTAGAGTTCCAGTTGCGGGGCAAGAAATTGGTCAGGCTGTAAAAGAATCAGCCGCCAAAATGAGAGCCAGAGCTTTTGAGTTTGAAAAAAACAAAGCTATTGAGTCAGGTGAGCTACAAGCAGCAGAGCTTGGAATTAATGAAATACTTTCCTTTGACCCAGATACCAAAAAACCAATTGCCTCTCAACAAGCAGATCACATGGGGGAGTTTCGGAAAAACGCTTTTGAGAGAGTTCTTCTTCAACGCTTCCAAACATCTGTAAGCGATCAAATATCAGCAAAAGCCAATGAGATTGCACAAAAGGTTTCTGTTGAAGACAATGCTCCAGAGTTATTTGAGCAGACTTTTAATGCTTACCTAGAAGGTATTGGGCAAGATGCGTCTGGTTATTACAAGCAGGTTATTGTTGACGCAGGAGCATCAGCCAGAACCAGAGGCGAAAGCCAACTTGAAGTTTTGCAAATCCAAAAAATGCAAGAAGAAACAAGACTTGCTTACTCTCGGATTTTAAGTGATTTTTATGAGTCGGCTTATAACTCAGGCGCAAGTGGCGATGGAGACTTTCATGAGTTTTATCAAACGCAAACCGCAGTTGACGCAAAGTTTGAAGACTTCAAAACGCTAGGAATTGCGACTGACAATAAGTCTATAGAAGAGTTCAAGGCGGCAAAGACAGCTTTCCTTAAAGGAAGAATCTCAACTGTACTAAAGCAGCCAGAGGTCGCAGAGTTTTCAAAGATAATACAAACCTATTTTAATGTAGGTGGCAGCAAGGCAATAATGGATATGTTGCCACAAAAAGCTCAACACGCGCTAACTCAAGTTATGCTGCTCTCTGATGACTTTACACAAGCAGACTTTGTTTCTCTTTCTGCTGATCTGAATACAGAATTTAGCGCGGCTTCAAATGTCGGCGCAGTGTTTGCCGAACAAAGAAGAATTGAGCAAGCGCGGATAGCCGAAGAACGAAAAGCTTTTGTTGCTGACCTTAAGCAGCAAGTTTTTGAGAATACTCAAATATTTGAAGACACATCAGCCGAAGCTTACATTAAAGGCAGAAATTTTACTCCAATGGAAGTAAAAAGCATTATGGCGCAGATGGATACTCTGCTTGATGAAGCTGCTTATTATCAGGCTGACATTGGTGCTGAGGCTTTTGGTAAGTTAAAAGCATCAGTTATAAAGCAGAAAGAACAGCTTGCCGCAGGTCTTATGTCTCAATTGCTTTCTTTGCCTAGAAAGCCAAAAAAAGGACCAGCAAAAGGTGGTGTTAGCCATACTGTATTAAATAAAGAGCAGATTTCTTTTTTGATTGATGGGATTAAAGACCCAAAAGTTATTTTTAGCATACTGCCAAAAGAACACTCTAATCTGTATTTTGACCTTATGATGGAAAACCCAACCCCATTTAAGGATATTTTAACTGGTCGCAAAAAAATAGCCACAACTGTACAGCAAAATAAAAAAGCTGCACTTTCGTTGGCTATGGGTCGGCAGCATATATCTACTTTGCAAAGTATAAAGCTGAACACAACATCGTTATTTGACGCAGAAGAAATTGCAAAGAAATTTAAAGAAACATTTAGCTCAGAAAAGTTAATTGGGACTGAGTATCAAAGCGCTTGGAAAGAAATCTCAGGTGCAATAACCACTAAAAAGAATGAAGCTAGCATTGAGGGTTTTAAAGATTTTGCATCAGGTCTTGTAGGCCAAGCTGACTCTGGCGCTATAAAATTTGAAAATCTTGGAAAAGCTTTAGTAAGGGAGGGCGATGCAGTTGGGGCTAATATAGATGTATTAACCTCACAAGCGCAAAAAATTGTTGATGATTATGCTGATTTTCAATTAAGAAAAACATTAGGGGGTCTTTCTCAAAATCCAAGCGAAAAAGTAGAATCTTTACAAAGGTTAGAAGACTTTTTCTTAGGGGATGTTACAGTAGAGCTTACACAAAAAGAAAAGCTAATTGCTGACGCTGTAAATAAAGCTCAATTAAACATTAAAGGTACTCCTGTTCGTTTTAATAATAAACAAATTACATCTGTTCTTTCAGGTCTTGCCTCAAACCAAAGCGCACGGGTTGATTCAGCGCAAAAAGCGCGTACAAGAAATGAGTTAGAAGCTAAAATTGACGCTGAAACACCATTTACTTCTGAACAATTAAAAGACCCAAGGGGTATTACAAACACTGCTGCTGAAATGCTTGGCCTTAATACAAGTGACTTTCCTGATTTATACACAATGTCAGGCGCAGACATTTTGGGAATTGAAGGCAACGCTGAGTATAAAAAGGCAATAGGCGATTTCTTAACTTACTCTAAGGGCAATCCGTATTTTCCTAATATGCTTATTGTAGATTCTGCAAAAAGCCTTCTTAGTGGTCAGTTAAGTGATCAACAGGCAGAAAACTTTGCTATGCACTTAAGGGAAGAGTTCTTTTTCCTTCAAGATGGAAGGTTAAAAGTTAAACCTGCATACTTGGGTATTGATAGCGATCTAAGCCAAGAAGATATAGCCAAGCTTAAAGTGTTCTCAATGGCTGATTTGGTGTCGGCATCTTATCAAGGTGGTGTTGGCAGGTTTATAAATGAAGTTTTAATTGCCCAAAATTTAACTAAAGAACAGTTTAAAGGCATGACTAATTTTGATGATGCTACTTCTTTGGCATTAGCCGCAGGTATTCCATCTCAATTAATTCCTAGCATTACTCCTGTTATTGAGGCTGCGGTTATAGCAAATCAAATTGGGGGCAATAATTGGGAAAAAATTGTTAAGGGCATTTATGAAACAGGTTTTGTGGAAGACCCTAATGCTTATTCGATCTTTACTGGCGGCACTGAGTTTTCGGCCCTTCATTGGACTGATTACTTTAGTGCAGATGACAAAGCAAAGTTTGATAGGTTTGTAGCGCAAAAGCTTCAAAATATTAATATCTTAAACATAGGCCAAGAAAGGCTTGTAAAATATTATCCAAACTCAAAAGTTACCGTGACTCAAATGAGGCACGACCCAGACATATATCCGATTCAAACAACGAAGGATTTATTTGGAAATCTAACTAATCACTTGGCTGAGTTAGATCAGGTTGATCGTGCTTTTGTTGGCGCTCACCCATCTAGCGATGCTGCAAATCCTATATGGATGGTGTTTAGAATGAGGCAGGATGGAAGTGTTGACGAGGTTGTTGGTTCTGCCTTTGGCCTTAATGAGTTAAAAACAGCTTTCGAGGCTGAACTTACCGATACTGACCAACGGATTTATGGAGTTGGTGAGCAGCCAGAAGTGTATACTGAGTCTGGGGCCGAAGAAACAAATCTAGGTCAATTGGAGCAACAGTTAATAACTGAATTTGGCGAAGAAAATTACAAAAATGCTGTAAAAAGCGTTGGAACTGCAAATGAGCAAGCTCTTATAAGCAAATTGCAAGACCTTTCGGGAGTAAAAACCGAAACAAAATCATTAGTTGATACGCTTAAAGACTTTGTAATAGAGGGCGATGAAAGCGGCCTTACAAGTATGCAAAGAAACCAAGTTGCTCAAGCGAGAAATAGAACTGAAATGACTATTAATCATATGCGTAGATTTGAAGAAGCAAAACTGCCAAAACCAGATGAGTCTGCAAAAGACTTTATAGTTAGGGTTGGTGAGTTAAGGCAGCTTCTTGGTTACGATAATGTTGAAGACATTCCAGAACACGTTTTAAATGAAGTGCAAAAGGTAATAGATAAGGGAAGATGATGAATCAACCATATATTCTAACGCCTGTTACTGGTCAGCGAACTTCATTCTTTAACCCTACGTTCACAAACTCTGTTTACAGTAACATTTCTTACTGGAAAGACCCTCTTGTTTCAAATGGGCTTTACGATAGATGGGCTGAAAGGGAAGAGTTTGATCGTGTAGTAGAGCCTTTCTATAAACCGATTGAAGAAGACCTTATGCTTGCTGCTACAAAAGCAGAGTTTGATGTAAAGAAAGAGCTTTATTTGAAATCACAAGCAGACAGAGGTGTATTAAGCAAAGCTTCTGTAGGTCAGACGCTTGCCGCAGGTCTTCTTGATCCCCTTGCCGCTATTCCAGTCTTTAGGTTTGCAAGAGGCGTTACCGCGACAAAGCAAGCAATAAACCTTGGAGGCACTGCAACGGCTATTGCAGCAGGGGAAGAGGCTATTCGGTACTCAAGTATGCCTGATTACGATTGGCGCGAGGGTGCGGCTTATATTGGCGCTTCTGCGGTATTAGGAAGTGGCCTTGGGTTTGGCATCGCAAAAGGCAAAGGTATGTTTAACGGCGCAATGACTGATGCACACCGCCGAATACAAGATCACTCCTTAACTATTCTCGAAATGGAAAGATTTGGAGAGCTTCAAGCGAGATTGGCTTCTGGCGCAAAAATGGAAAGACCGTTCAAGAGTTTTGGCGATCAAGAGCTAACAGCAGAAGTCCAGAATATGACCCAAAGGATTCACGGAATTGCAAAAACAATTGCAGAAGTGGAAGATGGGGTTCATCCTGTGTTGGGGCCTGACAAATTAGATGGATTAGTTTCTAGTTTAAATAAGACCACTAAAGAAAGAGATATTATTATTGATGAAATGAACAAGAGGCGGCTAGATGAGGGGCTTACTGTTTCAGAAGACCCTTATAATCTTGCTGCAAGTTTTCTTGATAAGTTGGATATTTTACCAACGCCAATAAAAGCAATTGCTAGATTTAAGTTACCTAAGAACGCTTCACCAGAGCTTAAGCAAGCTATAAATAGATTTAAGAAATCTTCATTGCTTTTAGCAGGTGATAGTTCTTTGCTTTACGCAGGGCAAAAACTAGGGATGACCTTGCCGCCAAGTGTTCACATAAGAAACCAACTAAGAAGAGCAGACGTTATCCAGTTTGAGTCAGAGCTTACTCGAATTTGGAAAGACGCAACTGACGCCCCACGCATCGCGCCAAATCTTGTCCGTAAAGCAACGCGCTCAAGCGTGAGCTTAGACAAGTGGGCTGAAAGAACGCTTATAAAACATATTACTGGTGAAAACTTGACGGCTAAAGAAAAAGAAGCCGCAGAGTTATTCCAAAAATACTTTGACGGAATGAGAAATGAAGCAACAGGGGCAGGTGTAATTGGCTCAAGTAATTTCTTGCAATCAAGAATAATCCAAAAACAAAGCAAAATAGATCACGCCGAGGATAAGCTGCAAAGAGCAAGGGAAAACGGATATGAGGATGCGGAGGAATATTGGAGCGCCCAAATAATAAGAAATAGGGAAGACCTAGCAGAGCTTGAAAACAGTTTAGCATATGTAACAAGCGGCGACATTCGACCTATGGGTAAAAAAGAGCCATATTTTATGCGTATGTGGGATCACAGAGCTATAGAATTAGATGAAAAAGGCTCTCAGACATTTAGAACAATACTTACAAACTGGATTAGGCAAAATCCGTTTGGAGTAAAGTACAATAATAAGACTGGTCTGCATGAAAGAGCAGATTTAACAGGCGATTTGGAAGCCCAAGATAAATATGTTGATTCAGTTATTCGCTCTATACTTAGCGATGACGTTCCTTCTGACATTCCGACATCTAAAAGCATTAAGTTTCCAAGCAGAGCTATTGCCATCCCAAACTCTGAGGTTGTTGACTTTATAAATACAAATGTTCGTGAGGTAATTCGCACGTATAACACCAGAATGGGAAGCAAAATTGACTTTGCAAATATGTTTAAGCAAAATTACGACGAGCTAGCAGACGAGCTTACTGGTGATTTGCTTTCTAATGGCATGAAGTTAGAGGATGTTAATGAGTTAAGGCAAAACCTTACAATTCTTTATAGGCGTGTAACTGCATCCACACTTGATAATCCAACAAGTTTTTCTGCAAAAAATGTGCAGCGCTTAAAAGAGTATGCTTCTTTGAATTATCTTGGCGGCGCAGGGATTACTGCGATTGGAGACATCCCAAAGATGGTTATGGAGCATGGCTTTAAAGATATATTTAGAGCATCGCTTGGGGCAATGGAAAGTGGCTCTGTTCAAAAACAGTTTCACGAAATAAAAGCAATTTATGGCGAGGCTGTAGAGCTTTCTTTAGGAATTGTTCAGCAAAGGGTTCTAGAAGAAACTGGTGTTAAGATTGGCTCTGATGTTTGGAACTCAATAAAAAATATAGGCTTTATTGCAAACGGACTTGGCCCTATGACTGTTGGCCTAAAAACTATATCGGGAACTTTGTCCGTTCATAAGTTTATACAGATAGCCAAAAATGTAGAAGCAGGTAAAACGTCTAACTTTGAGCTAGAATTTGCTGCAAGGTACGGTCTTGATCCAAAGCACTTAAAAGCAATTGCAAAAGCGCCAACGGAAATAACAGATCGAGGCTTAAATGTTGGCAATATATCTGAGTGGGCAAACTCTGGCGTTCCAACAGAAACAATTGTGGCATTTAGGGCTGCTGTGTCTCAAAACATAGCAAATACAATTCTTACTTCTTCACCTGCTACTAGGTTTAAATATGCAGATGGCTCTGTGTTTCTTAAGATCAAAAATGCGCGTAAAATTATGCCAAATATACAAGAAGACCCAAGCTTTCCGGGCTATGCTCGGTGGGAAATGCCAATTGCTACACTTCCGTTTCAATTTTACAACTTCTCAATGTCAGCAATGGCTAACATCTTGCAAACATCAGCCCAAGGCCAACTAAAGTCTAAGTATGCAGGTTTTGCGACTATGATTGGCATGGGTTATTTAATCGCAAAGATCAAAACTCCATCTTGGGCATGGGAAGAGATGGATTATGACCAAAGATTTATGGCGGCAATCGAAAGAAGTGGTATATCTTCTGTTTATGGAGATGTTGCATTTAATTCTATCAGGGTTGGGGTTCAGCTTGGACTTAATGATCCAGATAATGATGCTGTTAGACTACCTTATTATGGTGAAGACGGATTTGCCGAAGGCATGATGACAATCATGGGCGCAGGGCCGTCTACTATAAAGGACTTTGTTGACGCAGGTGTTAAAATCGGTCAGCAAGAGTATGCTGATGCTGCAAGGGAATTTTACTTTAGCTTGCCTTTGACTCAACTGTTCTGGGTTAAGGAAGATTCTAAAGCGTTCATTGATTACGCAACTAAATCTGCATTTGGGAGGCAGTAATTTGTGCGTTGATGTTTTCTTGTTTTTGTAGAACAAGGAATAAACTAGTAGCTAACAGCTAAAGGAAAATAGAAATGGCTAGCTTTGTAAAAGTAAATGACTTTGTAGAGTATGCAGTCGAGGCTATGAACCTCGGAAGCGATACTCTGATTGTCGCTCTATCGAATACAGACCCAACTGCGGGGACAAATGTTACAGCAGATGGGAACGGCGTATTGGCTAATATCACACAGATTAGTTATTCAAATTTGTCGTCAAGAACTCTGGCAAGTGTAACAAGCGCTCAGTCATCTGGCACATATAAGCTTGGTGCAGCCGATTTGACGCTAACTGCATCTGGTGGTTCTGTAGCAGCATTTCGTTATGTGGTTATTTACAATGACACTGTAACAAACGATCCTGTTATTGGCTATTATGATTATGGAAGCTCACTGACACTCAATGACGGTGATACTTTTACAATCGACATTGGCTCTAATGGAATCCTAACCCTCGCATAAAGGGTATAAAAATGGCTAACGTAAAAATATCAGGGCTTACTGCGGCTTCTTCTGTAGTTGATGCAAACCAATTTGAGATTAATGAGGCCGGAACATCTAAGCGTGTTACGGCTGCTCAAATCAAAACATATGTTGGTGGTGGCGGTGGCTTGTTTAAAGGTGAGAATGGTGAAACTGGCAGTAGTGCAGGAGACATCTTTAGGATCAATGAACAAACCTTAAACACTAGCACAACAATCGACGCAGACGAAAATGCTAATGCAACTGGTCCATTAACTATTGCATCGGGTGTTACTCTGACTGTCACATCAGGGGGGAACTTGTCCATTGTCTGAGATTAGAGTTACAACGATAAGTGATGCGGCTGGCACTGGCCCTGTTACGCTGACTAAGCAAG